ACCTCTAGTGTAAGCAAATGTATTAGCAACTTGTAACAAATTATCATTTGAAATAGTTGTGACAATTTCAGTTACTGTATTTGAACCATCAGCAATAGTAATGAAGTCACCAACTTGATATTGGGTTGTGAACGATGCACCAGAACCTGTAACGGTATTACCAGTAAATGCTGATACTTGTCCAGTATGATTATCTGTTGCTACTGCTGATTTAGAAACAACTAAAACGTTTCTTTCATCAGTATTTGTTAGAGGTGAACCTGTGTCATTATTAACTTCTGTACCACCAGCATGAGCAGAGTTCGCTGCAACAGTAGCAGTTCCGTCAGTTGCAAAACTTACTGTCTTTTCAGTTCTGTAAACAAATTGTGTATCAATATTGCCAGAAGAATCTTTAAGAGTCTTAGTACCCTTTTGCGTGAAAGGGAATACTAATGTGTTTAATCCTGCTTCTTGTAATTTAGCAGATCCATTTGTTTCAAGAACAATATCACACATTGAATTTAAAGAACCACCATTGTTCTCGTAAATACCTCTTACATCTGAGAATGACTTACCAGAATCCATTTTAACATCGAATAAGTAAATTCTGAATTGACCGTCTACAGTTCCTGGAGTACCAGAATGCCATTGGAATCCACGAACACGTGCAGTACCAATAGATGAACCACTAGCACCTTGAGTACCTAAATTCTTACCTGAAACACCACGTTGTTTAGAATCGTGTAAAGCAACTTGCCTTAAACCTTGAAAGTCCCATGTACCAACAACTTCTTTAGCATAAATGTAGTTACCAAATGCCTGACCAATAGTACGACCATCTTTAGTATCCCAATCAGATGCTTTATCTACATTTCTAAATAAAGAAGATTCAATAGAAATTCTTTTACCACTTACATAACCAATTCCTCTTTCAACTTCACAAACAAGTTTATTGACATCACCACCATCACCAGACCCATAACGACCAAGGTTGTTTGTATTCTTTAAGTGTTCTCTAACACGTAGGTTGAATGGTTCGATAGCAAAGTTACCATTTGTTTCATATGCCCTTTCACTAATATAACTTCCTATATCAGAATAAGTTGTATCGGTAAATCTTTGTGAGATCTGGCCATTTTCTACTTCAGCAATACTGAAGAATGTAGTTGTATTCGCAGCAGATAAACTTCTTACTGCAAGTGTAGGTGTCAATTTCAAACGATTCGCACCTGGAGCAGCAAAGTTAGTAGAACCAGTTGAGTTGTCTAGTAACGAAGAATCAATATTAGAATCCACAATAGACTCTTTTGTTTCAAATCCAATCTTCTTATTAGGAGTTGTAGAATATTTTTCAACAACAACACTTTGAGGTAATACATTAATAAAGTTACCTTTATGGTAAACAACACCATCAGAAACAGTTGCTCTAAAACCTAAACCAGTTGAACTTGTAGAGATTGAGTTAGCAGCAACAACAAATGTGCTGTTACCAGAATGTCTTAAAATTAATGTTTCATCATCAGTAAAAGTTTTAGTTGTATTATTAGAACCTGAGTTTGTATAGTTTACGAATAATGATAGATAGTTTGGCGCAGCAGCCTCAGAACCCTCTTTAGCATCTACTAACTTAGCAGTCATACCTGATGAAGTACCAGTAACAACAACATTAGCAATAGCACTTCCAGTAAAGAAATCTCCTAACAATAACACACGGTTGTTAGCATCCTTATCTCTCAACTTAACATATTCAAGTGTGTTAGTTGAAACACCAACACCAGTAATAACTGTTCCGTCTACAACAATTTCATTAGCAAAACGTTCTACTTGGTTTTGAAGAATAGATTGTAGTTGAGTTAATTCCCTTGCTTGAACAGAATAACCTGGACGGAAAAGAACTCTATGAAAATTCTTATTCTCGTCGAAGTCGTCGAAGTATGGGGATTGGTTTAAATTTGTTTCAATTGCCATTTTATTTTACCTATTAAAAGTCTAAGATAATTTTTATATCTTCTATTTGTTCTGGATCTCTTGTTACTGGTTGTACGTTTTCTGTGAATAATATTTCGCCAGAATATGTATTTGCTTCTGGACCTTTGATTGCCTCAACAGTAGCAATTTGGGTGTCACTTGTACTCTTTAAAATAATATCATCTTTCGTAAATGCTGCATAACTACTGTAACTATCAACATCATTTAAATATGCTGTATAGAATGATGGATCTGACTCAGTTTCATCTTCTCTTAAATATACAATATTAGCATTTGCTGACTTAACTGCATTTGATAAAGAAGAAGCAGTTCTCGCAACAGGACCTAATTCTGTCACGAATTCTAAATCTCCTGACACAGCACGTAATCTATTTCTTTCATTTGTGATAATATTACCGACAGATAAAGCATTCTTTGGAGTAGAACCATCCATCTGATTATAAGATATTTTTAATCTTGTAGTTAGTCTCAACATTGTTGGACTATTAGATGTATTAGCAATATTCTCAATTAGTGTGGTATTATTATTAGCATCAACTTTGAGTTTTGGGTCTTTTAAAATACTAATAGTTCTGAATTCAGTATTGCTTGGAATATAACCATTACCGTTAGCAGATAATCCATCTTCATTAGAAAATTTAATATTTAACATTAATCTATCACCACCCAATTCACGAATAGGATCTGAACCATGTCCACCAATTGGAGAAATAACTGCATTAGCAGTAGCACCTGAACCATGGATAGCGTTTGCTGTGATTAAAACTGATGCTCTTGTATAATTACTACCAACAGAGATCACAGACACATTAGAAATTGAACCAGTGGCTGTATTCACTCTTGAATACGCTTTAGCACCTTTACCATCACCAATAAAGGTTACAGTTGGTGAAATTATTACTCTAGAATCTGTATTACAAGTTGTAGAGAATGCAGTATTAACTGTTAAAGTTTTAGTTGAACCTGCATAATCAATAACACGTCTTAGTTGACCAGCACCTGTGCCTGATAAAACATATACACTTGTTCCATTATAGAAATTATCAATCGGGGATGGAGGATTTGCTCCAGCAGCAGAAAGTTTCAACGTGGTTGAGCCACCTGCTTCAACTACACCATTAGCAACCATAATATAACCAGAACCAACATTTACAGTTTCAATAATTTGAATTGAACCATTTACTGCAGCATTCTGTACTGCTAGTTGTCTGTCTGATTCAGTTGAACCATCACCAGCAGAAATAGTTTTAACTGGCATATGTGATGGTGTTAAGAATTTATCTGCTTCACCTAATGATATTGAATATATGTATTTCCAAGTATAACCATCTGAAGTTGTGAATTGTAATGTCGAGAATCCACTAGGTTTAATTGTAGATGCAGCACCTTTGTTATTGTATAAACACTTATACACATTATATTCATCTGTCATCACCCAAGTAGCACGTTCATAGACATCTTCATCTGTATCTCTATACATAGAATATACAGTACCAGAAGTCCAGTCATATCTAGTAGCAATATGACTACATCCGGAATTAAAGATTTTTTTAGCACCAATAAATTCTCTATGAATACTATATCTTAAATATTGGTCTTTATCTTGAACACTATCTGGAGTTGGATCTGATGTCCAAGCATTAGATCTACCAAGAACGCAATAAAGGATTGTAGACTTCTTTGTGTTTCTGCCATCTTCTTCAGAATTCAATGAGTGCACGAATGCCTTAGCATTATTAATTGATAGTTCTTTCGTTGCGTATGTATAAGTTGGCATTAAATGTTTCCAGTTATATAGTATGTATTGGCACTTGACAAATTAGTATTTGCCCATGCTATTTTCACGTTAGCAGAAGTATTACTCGATACTATATTTAGTGGGATTGAATAGAACGATTTTGGTAAATATTCAACCACAATTGTATCATTATTAGCAAATTCTGATAAGAATGAAGTCCCAACACCAGTTATAGTGTAACTTCCATTATTTATACTAATTGTACCATTGGATTGAGAACGTTTCTTGTTTTGGGTAGTCGCAGTAATATTAACAAAAGCATTACTTTGTAAACGGAATTTACCAAACAATGCTTGACCAGCAGGATGAACAAGTTTTAATGCATAATCCTTGTATCTATCAAGGGAAATTGCTGAGATTATCTCATATGAATATTCTTGATAGTATTTACTATCTTGTATATATCCACGAGAAGAAGAAATATGACTTCTTGTAGTAGCATAATATCCTTCAGAATTAGCAACGCCACCTAACCCAAGTATTACTTCAGCACTTGTAGCAAGAGGTCTTGTAGTTGCTGCCATTGTAACACGTTCTGCATCTTTATAAGCATAACCAGAATCTAAAACTTTCAATCCAGTAATCGTACCATTCGCACCCACGCCAGCATTGATTATAGAATTATCACCAAGAACTCCTTCATCTTTAACTAATACTATTTTAGCAGTACCAGTGTCAATAACAGGCCTAGTATCTGCCTCTAGTCCAGGAGTGAATGATGAGTTGTAAGATTTTAAACTGACAGTTGAATTGTTAGCAAAGGAAATTCCACCTGGAGTTCTTTGTAACATATCTTGCCATACCCTGACAGTCATTTCATAAATACCATTAGCATGTGATGTGACTTTAATGTTTTGATTTGGAGCATGACCCGATTTAATATGACCAGTCGCACCAGTAGTCGATTGTACAATTTTATCATTGGTGTCTAGTTTAGTGAAACTCGAATTGCCAGTTCCCCAATTGATATTATTACTTTGTACTGTGATGTATGCTTCTCCAATACCTAATGACGCAATATCATTTTCTTTAACTTTCACGTAGGGTGCCATAGAATAACCAGCACCACCGATGACTAATGATATTTTATCAATTGAACCAATAGTTTCTGCTGAGAATAAGAATGAGTCACTTAACTTAGTGTGGATATTTTCAATTGATGTATTGGCAGTATCATTTGCTGTATTTCCAATATTTGTTACTGAACCAACTACTCTCAATCCTTCGTTTTGAACAAAAGGTTTTAATGGTCCATTATCAAATTGACTAGATAAATTCGCAGTTGTATTTGCTGTTACGACAAGATGTAATAACGTTCTATCATCAGCACCACCAACACCAGCAGTATATCCATTCGCAATGGCCACAACATTCTTAACAACACCAAATGTTCCAGATACTGCCCCAACTAATTCATCACCCTCAGAAACAGTTGTACCTGCATTATTACCCATTTGTAAAACGTGATAACCAACTGTATTACTTTGGAATGAAATAGAAGTTCCTACCGTATTACCAGATGAGTTAGCATAACGTGAACGGATAGTATGACCAGTTGTAAAGTTTTTATAACCATCAACACGAACTGCTGTATTACCTGCTGCCGTACTCACAACACTTAATACGGTTGCGTTTGCTGAGTTGTTAGCAGAATATAATGAGTCGCCAACTTTAATAGTTTGAGTATTTGCTATATTAAATATAGCATTTCTATTATCTCTATAATTTGTTTGAGTTACTTCTTCTCCGATCTCAGGAAATCCGAAGTCTGGACTACTTAATGGTGTGTTTGCAAAAGTAGATGTTAATCCATAACCTGCTACTATTGGAGCAAGTGACCCAAATATGTTATTACTGACTACGAAGTTAGTATTTAATGTAACAGCAAAAGTATCACCAATATCACTACCACTAACTTGGAAACTGGCAGGAGAAGATCCATCACCACCCAATACTGTAATTACTGAACCTCCAGGTTGAGTTGATGGAGTGTAACCAGATCCACCATCAATTAGGGAGAATGTAAGTGTTCCGCCCAAATCTTTTGTGTCAGTAACAACTACTTTACCGAAGTCGCCGACATCACTAGAAATTAATTTAATAATATCACCAGCAGCATACTCGCCACCTGGAGATGCGATTGTTGCAGTACTAATTCCTGCTTCAACAATAGGTGCATGACCACCACCAGCAATAGATGATAATAATTTTATAGGTTCTAGATTGTTAAACGTACCTTTAATATTTGATACAAGGATTTGCATAATATCCCTGCCATTAATAATCCTACGTACAACATCCTCGACCAATGCTTCAGCACCAGAGCTTGTTCCTTTAATAGTCTTACCAATAAATTTGTATGTCTTATCATCATAACTAGATATAAGGTATCTGTCAATTCTATAATCACCATCAGATACTTTAAGTATCTGGTCAGCAGGATAACTTAACTCTACATCTTCATTATAGATTGAACGGAATAATAACTTATAAGAAGCAAGTGTTCCTCTAGATTGGTTGAAGAACTTAATTGCTTTTGCTAATAACCTTTTATCAGCAACAGTACTTGCAGGGATAGATGGTAATAAGTCCTTTCTAAAATATTCAATATACTCATCTAACGTTCTGTCAATATCCCTATAATCTTGTAGGTTTTGGATACCATCAGTTAGTTTACCAGACTGCTCCATATATTCATAATATGCTTCTATGAATGCTAAGAAGTTTTCACCGTCTTCCTTGTAGAAGTCAGGGAATTGATTCTTTACAAGTGTGGATATCTTATTCGATACAGACATTAGGTGTTCTCGCCAATAGTTGTAATATTAGCATCACCTGATTCCATTAATAATATTTGTTCCCTTACTGGGACAACATCAAGTCTCTCAGGAACAACAGAAACTTTTAATTCTAAATCAGAAACAGCAGTTGGTGATAATCCAATAATTAATACAGCACCAGTGTCATAATTTATTGTTCCAATATTGTTACTGATATTCACCTTTTCTTTAGCATCGTTGAAACGATATGCATTAATATTACCAACACCATCATCATCTAAATATGATGAAAACCCTTTATATGTAAATTCAGTAGAATCTAATGTGCCTTTTCTAATAGCATTATTATAGTCTAGTGATATTGTTTGTTTCTTACCGAAGTCAGGGACAAAACGTTTTTCTAATTTGATTGACACATCGTTATTTAAAATATAACCATTAGCAGTATTATCTAATTCCCTCACAAATCTAGAGAACCTTAAACGATTACCAAATCTTTCTAGGTTATTAGTTGAGAAAGATGTAACAACATCACGAATGTTCTGTTCAATAGCAGTAGAAGTTTCCGTAGTTGATGTTAAGTCATAATAGGTTTTGATAGTAGGTATAATATAAGTGTAATCTGCATCAATAATAACTGGGTCAATTGCTAATGGAACTCTATCTGAAATTCCTTCTTTAATCTGAATCTTACGTGTGTTAGTAGCAAACCTTTCATCAAATGGTTTAACAGCAATATATACTTTACCATAAACTGGAGGAGTTGCTTGCTCACCACCAAAGGCAATTACTGATTGTAGATCTGAATTCTCAGAAAGGATAAT